AAATTAAAATCACCTCCTGAAATTGAGTTCTCTGTACCTACAACTATAGCATCGTAGTCACCACTGACCACGTTTTTTGTCCCCATGAAAGCTGCGGAAGCAAAAGAGTTAGCTGAGTTTTTGTAAGCTGCATAAGAGGCAGGACTAAACTCTACAGCTGGGGCATTGAAATTTAAATGTCTAGTGGTTTGATCAGTGAAAATCTCCACAGGGTCGCTAGAACTACTAGAGTCTAATAAGGTTATTTTTTTGTTAGCCCCTACATCTAAATCATTTAATGTTGATTTTCCAACTACAGAAAAAGTATCACCCACGCTAAATTCAGCACTCACCTCCATAGAAGTTGAAGTTGTGGAACCATTATCGCATACACTCTGCAAATCCAGAGTATAAAGATCTCCACTTACTCCTGTGATATAATTATAATTATTTATTACGCTAGTATTTAAACCGCCAACACTATCTGTTAAGGTGGTAAGATCAGTCTGAGACCCGTACCTACCATCAAAATTCGCCGTCTGATCTGTCGCCCCATCGACATTCAACGTTAAAACCCCATCGCCGGTATTAAAGCTAGCTCCATTAAGGTAAAAATTTTCAGAACTTCCAGCTTCTGAAGAAGAAAGAGGTGTAAAGCCTAAAGCTCCTGTCACATCGCCACTAGATATACCAGTGATATATGGATTAGTAGCAAAATCATTTTCAACAAAAGTATAAGGGCCAACAGACCAATAATCGCCAGAACCTAATTTTCCATAAGGTACAAAATGTATATAAACAGCTTCGGAGTTCGGCATTGAACCTTCACCAATATCAAAAGACTGAGTTACGTCATTGCTTAAAGGTTGAGTTAAAATAGCTTGAGTGTCTTCATCAGGGTTAAAAGATGAGCCTGTAGTGAAATAAGCCTCTAAACGATCAAAAGATATATAATTTACATCATTAGAAAAAGTGACAGTTGTGGTTAAAGCTCCTGTCTGTCCTGTTGTATTTACCGTAGCCTTAGACCCTAAAGAACTGGAATGAGATGTCGTTCCAGTAGAGTCTTGAATTGTGATCCCACTGATGATTGGATGGTTTCCATAGAAATAAAATTCTGAAGTGTGTATCCCAGAATTACGGTCCTCTAATTTTACCTTAACACCAAAATGTTTTGCGTAATCTCCAAAGACATTAAAATTATCATACTCAGTAAAAGAAAAAAAACTAGATTTATAATCAGATAGGAAATTTGAATACATTACAGTCCCATCGATATTCAAAATATCGACATCAACTTTCTGAACATAGCTATTAGCTAAAAAATCAGGCTGATTGCTTACAGACCCACTAGCCCTATCTGTTATGCCCAAATTAACTTCAACCGCCCTCTGCAAATGAACACCACTGCCAGTAACAGTAGAATTCAAATCTGTTTCATCAACAGAAAAAACAGAATCAAATTCGAATAACCCAGTATTATATAAGTTACTTATGCTGCTGTAATCGTAAGCCATGTTATTTAAAAGTTATTAAATTGGTAAAGGATTTAGAAAATTCTTCAATTTCATCGTAAAGTATAAATGATGTCACCGTAGAAAATTCGGAATCTAAATATTTATTATTTGTAGATGAATCTCCAACAGACTTTACACTTAAAGAGTAGTTCCCTACTGAAGATAAATTATCAAATACTACATAATTTGTAGATGAATCTGCAGAAGCGGTAGAGGTTGTCGTGTTAGGGTTACGTAAAACAGCTTCGTATCCATTATTATTAGTTACGGAATCCCAAGAGCCACTTATGTGGAAAGTATCTGGATTAGCCCCTTGTCCAGTGACTATAGATAAATTCTGAGGCGCAGTCAAACTCGTATAGGTGGAATCGCCAATTTGAGTTTGCACATTATAATCATATGTATTTTCCTTTTTATCTATAGAAATATCATTCTCTATTAATGAAAACTTACCTGTATCGAATTTAGAAGCAGAAACTAAATACTCATTAGGGTTACTCTCTTTTATAGATTCTACTTTGTAGATCACATCATCTTTGAGTTTTAAATCAAATCTATAAGGGCTACCTAACTTGATAAATGGTAAGTATTGAGGGGTATCAACACCGCTAACGTAAGATCCAAAATCTCCAGAGGGTGCGACAGCCCCAGTGACATTCAAAGTTGTTATTTGACTCTCAGAGTTCAATTGTATTTCAGACTCTAAAATACCCCGATCATAAACGTCCTCTAAATCCCCACTAAAGAAATCGGCGATGCTCTCCACAGTGTTACTGCCTCTCCTAGTGGCTGTAAACGTACTATAATTAACGAGATTACCAGTATTTAATTGAGCTATAGATTGCACACCTGTATCTTGAGATATGTAATGGTCAACACTTTCGTTAAGACTTGTCCCGAATATCCAACCTGTGTATATGGGTTCAAAATATAAAATATTATCTCCAGTACCCGTGTATAAAGCGTATTCAGAAGAAAGTTCTGAGTCTTCTATGTTTGATATATCGTACCCCCCTCTGTATCCTGAGAATTGATACTCCCCCGTATAAATATTAAAATCTGCTTCGAAAGAATCTGTGACTGTAAAACCTTCTAGCCGCTGCCTTTTAGTAATAGCAATCTCATTTAAATTCTGTATTGAGCTATTGCCTGTCGGGTTATAAACAGTTAGTATCCCCGTCATAGAGGAATCACTATAAGGTCCACTCAATCGGATAACCTCTTCTGCGACATTGACATCTAGGATTTTCCCGAAGTTTGTCTTTTGATTTTTGAGATCATCATCAATAATTATTAAATCTCCGGGCTGGCACAATAAAGCTTCCAAACCTGAAGTAAATACAACCCTTTGATTTTCTTTAATCGTTTTATAAATGAGATGTTGACCTACTCGCCTAGCCATAGCTCTTGATGTAACACCTATACCATCAATCCTATTCTTGAAGATGCCCCGGCTTCTAATATCCTCTTCGTCTTCTACAGTCTCGACTTTTGGAGAGAAGTTCTCAAACCTATCTAAGTAAGAGACCTCTACAGTATTGAACTGCTGGTCCCTCCTCAGGTTAGAATAATCAAAAACACCTTCTTTAACATTTATGTTACTAAATGTCGCTATCGGAGACTTTATCCTTTCATCAGAGAAAGAAACTTCTGAAGATCTAAAAAATGTATGACCCCTGAAAAGCCTTGATAATGTCTGAATAGCATCAAAAACTTTTTCATCGCTCTTAAAGACTATATTACAAGAGTATCTAGGCTCTAACCCACCTCTGCCATCTGGAACGCCCTCAAACTGACCTTTGCTGTCAACAGCATCACAAAATCTAGCTACTTTATAAAGCTCCCATTTATTAATATCTGAAGACTCTACATATTGACCTAATCCATACCTTGAATTGGTCAGTAGATCATACAAAATCCAAGCGGGATTATCGGTCCAACCCATTTTGAATTCGCCATTCCAATCTCCCTCATATATCTCCTTATCGGATTCGTCAGCTTGATTAAAAAGTGAAACTTTATCATAATATCTTTTATCTTTTTTGCCCCCGAAAGCTTTAGTCGGATAATAGTTAGATGGGATTGGAACAAGTTTTAACCTAGCGTCGAAAGTTCTATTAGGTACAGATGAAAAACTTTTAGAATCAATCTTCGTCCCTACTATAGCGGAGAAAGGATAACTTAAATTTATAGGTAAAATCTCAGTTACTTTATAAAAAGTTAAATCTTTAGACATTAATACTGAGAATGTCTCTGTGGAAAGTTTAGAAACTTTAATGTACCTTTTTTCTGAAGAAGAAAATACATTGTTTTTAGAGTTGCCGTATACAGCTGGTAAGAGAATAGGTTTCGAAACATCAACGACCTCACCCGTTTGTCTGGAGTTAGCGTCTTTGGCATACCTAATAAACTTATATTGATCAGGAGATTTAAAGGCATCTGGGTTGCCTATGTCCAAAAGAGTTGGGCCTTCAATTAGAGCTGATATCCTATAAGTTTCTGAATTATAAGACTGCGTGGAGCCATCAGGCAGTATTTTACCGACCTCTAATTGAATATTTAACACAGCCGGGTATTTATCTCCGGTCTTAAAAGAATCTTTGTCATCTCCCGCAGCCCCCTTTTCGATAGTATCAAACAAAGAATCTATTTTTAAAGTTACGAATACTTGAGAAACATTTGGGTTGTGAATGACATAAGTTACAGGAGATTCTTTTTCGTCGGCGTCATATGAGTAATTCTTGTTATTCCAAGAAGAATAATCTTCGCCTGTAGAACCCCTTTGATCGTTACTACCCTCGTTTATTGGAATCCCCTGATCATCCAACTGAACATTCACTCCGTATTGAGCAGAACTCATGCTTAGAGTGGACTTATTATAACCCTGAGCGCTTATCCTTTGGACTTTGCCTTCTTTTTTAAATGGCCCATAAACATTTTTATCTATTACTTTATCAACAAAAACCTTATTAAAGAAATTAAATGGATCTTGTTTCTCCTCTCCTCTCCTATTTTCAATTAATACGTTATTGTAGTTATATTTTAAAACATCAGTTACCACACTGCCAAAACGGACATCTTGTGTCAAAGCCAGTTTAGTTAATGTCTTTAATTTGGAATTTAAATATTTAATATGTTGAGTATATAAATTGCCATTATCTCCAAAATCATACTGGAATTTATCAATATCAATAAAAAAGAAGATCCCCCCTATGACATCCTCTGATACATCAACCTGACGGTCCACTCCACAAACAGGCATTAAAAGATTGACGATTTCCGCCTCACTGGATAAATTTGTTATTATATCTGAACTATTTGCAAAATCAAATTGAACCGCCCCAGCATCATCAGTGAATGTAATAGGAGTTGAACCATTAAGAATCCCTCTACTTGGATAGTATACAAGAGCAAAACCCCTCCGCCTAAATAAAGTGTCATGAAGGGTTTGAGCAGTTTTATCTCTCCAATCAAAAGACCCAAAAGCTCTATTCATTTTAGACACGATCATGTCATACATGAATTTATTTCTTGGCTCCTCACTATTTGCGGGTGGGCCATATTCAGCTATAGCATCTTTTATCTCTTTAAAGAAATGGTATCTTGTCAACCCTTTCTCACTAAAGAAGTGAGCTATGTTTTCCGATAAGTTTAAATCTTTTTGATCGTTTTTAAAGTCGGCAAAAGCTATCGCAGCTTCTGAATTTTGAAAAGTAGTATTATTTAAAACTATATGCCTTAAACCTTTAAAAGAACCGCTAACTTTATCATAAGCAAGGTGGGTCTCTAACCCTGCATTACTTGAACTAACGCTCCCCTGCGCCCAAGTAGATTCTGCGACTTTATTATCTAGAGATCTATAAATTTTCTCCCAATTATAAATAATAACCTGCTCTTTACCACCTACCTGATAGACACCTCCCACAAGACGAACTGGAGAATCAAAATATCGAACTGCTCCTGCGAGTTTAGGCAAAGATGAAAAAACATTCGTATTCAACAATATTTTATTTTTTTCAGAAAGGGAAAGATCATAGTCTATTTCTACATCTCCACTCGAAACGGAAATTGCCGTATCATCTAAATAAATGCCCTTAGATAAGTTTTTATCGTCCAATATTTTACCCTCTGAGTCAACTAAACCTTCAATTGGCCCATCAGATATTAAATCTAAAGTCTCTAAAAAGCTGAATGAAGACCCAAATTGAAAATCTCCAATCTTTGGAGGAAGGAGAACAGCGGGTTTAACCTTAGGTTGTTTACTACCAGCACCGTGCAATCTGTTTTTTCTAGAGAGATGATTCATGTAACAAATGATTAAATTAATGATGTGGCTGAACCTATTTCTACCGTGCCTTCAGTTTTTAAAGGATTAGCGGTCATGGCGTCTTCTGATTTTATCGTCTGAGGAGCAGACTTCATAGATGATTGTATGACACTAGAACCCACTTTTAACCTGCCATATCCAATCGGCAAAGCTGAACCCTGAGAAGCTAAATTCACTTGAGAGTTGTTAAAACTCATAGATTCGTTACCCCCTGAAACTTGAGATTCTCCACCTTCAATCGTACCGGGGTCCATTAAGGCATATTGAATAGCTGACATAGCTAAACTCACGATTATTGAAGTTATAACCCCTCCAGAACCCACAATCAAAGGAACAAAATCTATTTGTCGAGGGTTTTTGCTGTTTAAAAATTCATTTTTAACTAACCTTTTTTGATTCACCAAGATCTCATAGCTAAACCCTTGCTTCTGTAGATCAACAACTGTTTTTCGAAAATCATCCCTACTTGCATCTATAGCTCTTATGATATCTCTAGGCTTATCAATATCTAAATGGAATACTTTACCATATTTTTGAGCTAAAACGCCATGAAGTCTAACTGTTGTCATAATCTGCCTTGAACCTGTTATATGTATTTACATCTATTTCTAAAATTTGTGGCTTATAAAGATCAAATTTTTTAGTTTTTACACTATAAACAAGAAAAGGTATGCAACAACTATCAGACATCTTGATGTCGAATTCAGAGGGTTTTTCATCCCCATCTATATGGCTGTGGTAGACAGACAGTAAATCGTATTTATCTTTAAATATTAAATATTCCAAAGGGTCTATCATAAAATGCTCTGACGGACTCTCTGAAATATTGTTTTGATGTTGGACGACATAACTCTCAGTCTCCTTATCAAAGCCTAAAAAACCACAAACTTCTATATACGTATTAGATTCAGCCGTATCAACTAATTCTTGTAAAGCTTTTTTAATATTCATATACTTTGAGGCCCAGCTTTATAATCATACCCGTCTGTCCCCGGAAACCCACCAAAAGGTAAAACAGATTCGGAATTTTGATTAGGAATAAAATCTTCGAATTCCGCTTTTGTGTACTCAACAGTCCGAATGCTGACGTTCTGAATGTCGTTGTTTGAACTGTATCCAGTTAGCCTTATATTGTTCGAAGATTCATCTGCTATATAAGAAGTCCCACCGTCAGAATCCAAACCAGTCATATCATACCAAAAAACTAAATTATTTTGTAAGGTCGATCTATATCCAGTAGCATCAGAATAGCTCAATGGTACATAATCTGGGTAAAAATCCGTTCTCTTTTGTAGGTTATTATCAGTTAAGTAGTATTCTGAATCCGAAATAGCATTGGATGTGGTAGCCCAAATGATTTCGTCATCAGTTAATCTCTTGCTCCAGAGACAAGCTTGACCTATGTCCCCCGCGAAAGATTGCTTGGTATCAATATTGGTCTTTTTATCTCCAAAAATAGAAAAGAAATCGGCATTTAAATCAGAAGTGTTAATTGGCCGAACTAAGGAATCATTTTGAGTCTCTAAAGCTCCAGACTCGCCTCTAAAAGGGTTAAGTAATACTTCAATTTTTGTGCCATCTTCATTCAACCTTAGTACTACAAAAGAAAATTTTGATTCATTTTCCCCAAAATTAATTAACGGTCTAATCGCATTCTTTAACCTGCTTTTGGTTTCTGAAGTATCTGGGCAAGAAGTTATATTTATCGTCCTACCATTATTATTAGAAGAATCATTTTGAGTAGCGAAATACAAAGCCGCTCTTATCTTAGCCGCTCGATAATTCGCGCCATCATTCTGGATATTTAATTTATCATTTGAAGTCGGGAGTTCATGAGTAGACATTATTATAGGGCTATACCACTCATCATTAGAAGAATCTAAATATTGCCTTTCGGAAGCTCTAATATATAGACTTAACGTCCAAGCGGATGTCCCAAAGGCCGTCTGAACGCTACTATGTTCAGTTCTAAATGATACGGCGTTATCTGAGATATTGTGTAAATACTTAAAAGTGTCACTAGAGCTACCAACAAAAATCTTTTTAAGACTACCTGCAGAAAAACGTTTTTGACAGGCTTCTATTTTTTTAGAACAACCATCTTTTTGCCAATACGAAGGGTTATCTTCCACAGGTTTGCCCGTGTTGTCCGCGACACACACATAAACAGCTTTATGATAAATAGGAGAGTTATCATAATTCCTGCCTATAATAACGTTTTTATTCTCTAGGTAAACAGCATTTCCTACTGAATAGGATTTATCTGTCTGGTAATGAGACTGTTCTGAAAGAAATTCATCATTAACGTTCAACGACACCCTAGATCCAGAAGGTGTTAAAAAAGCTTCTCCATTATCTTTTTCAATAGGTTTACCTTGATATTGACAACCCATCCCTCTATATTGCCAATAACAGTATTTAGCATTAACAGTCCTGTGATTAACATCAAAATTATCCAAGTCTAAGGGCAGATTCAGCTCAAATTCAACAAAACTCTTATTTTCCTGTTTCTTTTGTCCGATTAGATATTTCTCTTCCGATATCTCAGACTCAGAGTTAGCTAATCCGAATGGATTTTGACCATCAAAGTTAGAATCATCTAAATGCTTGAGAAAAACCTTCTTTCTATAGACCTTAGCATTTTTGAAATCTTGATATTTACTTAAAAAGTATGTTACTATTTTTTCATTATTAGCTACTTTTAGTGTCGGTCTAGGTAGAGAACCATCAGAAAACACCCCAAAACCATCAGCTTCAACTGCTATTGGTATATATTGGATGCCCTGCCAGACAACAGTCCCTCCGAATACAGAACCACCATGAAAACTTAAATATGTCGAAGGGGAATTGACAGTGTCAGGGTAAATTTTATACAACTCCAAGATCGCAGTCGGTTGTAAATCCAACAAACTCCTTGCTACCT